CCGTATTTATGACCGTATTTGTCGCATGGATGTTTCGCATTAGTTTTTATTTTAACTTTCGTGGATATGAAATTTAGTGCTTGTACTGGCTTGGTCTATATGCTACGTTTGTATTGTAAGCAATGATGCTTATATACTTTTAACTCTCCCGATATCGGGAAACATTAAAGAAAGACAATATCATGACAAATCAATTAAACATAACAACTACACACATTAACAAAGTTTTAGAAAGTGCATTGCCAGAACATTTTGAACATGGAACAACATGGTATACGCAAGCAAACAAAACCTGTAAAGAGATTGCAACATTGTTTCAATTACCTGTCTCATTAGTTGTGGGTTGTTTATCTGCGATTAGTCCAAACAATAAATATAATAAGAATGTGATGGATACTCGCAATATGTGTTACGCATTTGTAAACAGAGCCAACACTCTGGACGAAACTTTTGCCGATGTGAAAGTCTCAACTTATGGTGCAAACAAACGCAAGGCCATTGCCATCTTTGATGCGTACCTTGCCAGTATGATTGCAGGTAGACCAATGACATTTACTAAGCGTACAGTTCGCAGGATTCTCAATGGACAAAAAGTAACGGCCTTCTTTGATTGCATCTACGATTGTAAGACAAATGTGTCTACTGTTTGTGTAGATGGACACGCCAAAAATATATATCTGGGCTATGGTAATTCTAAGAATAGACCTGCGCTAGGGAGTGCATCAACCAACATTACAAAGAGTCAATACAAGATTATCTCAGAATCTTATGTGAGGACAGCGACAAGGTACAATAAAAAGCATGGTACAAACTTGTTACCCTATCAGGTTCAAGCAATTACATGGGTTGCACATCGTGTATCTTGTGGTATAAAAGGATAATTGTAACCAAAACTCAGGAAGAATAGAAAGGAAATAAAATGAATAATACAGTGTACAAAATAGTAAAAGACAAAGCAGGTTATTACCATATTACCTATGATAATTGCACTGTAAGTTTCTTTCACTCCGTAGAAGATGCAAAAAAAGAATTAAACAAAATATTAGAAAGGAAATAAAATGTTTAAAGTTTGGACAGATGAAATGGTAGTAGAGCATTTTAAAACAATAAATTATCGTGATTTATCATATAAAGTACATGAAGTTAGTGCGCTATCTGGCCGTAAACGTAAAGATGTTCTTAATGTTCTTGTACAGTATAAGTTAATATAAATTATAAAGGGAAATAAAATGTTATTTGTAGATGAAGAATTATTTGTAAGACCCCAAAACAATTTTGGTAGACAGGATTACTATCCTGATTGTGAGTGGAGTAAGTTCTTTTGTAAGATACATGGTACTAATACTTTACCACCTGCTTTATTGAGGGAATTGAAAAGACAAGGTTTTACTATTACTGTTACTGTTAAAGCACGACAACTATAAATGGATAGTTTTTGGTATGAATACATAGGATATAGTCTAGCAACAATCTGGATTTTATCCTTGTATCACAGGTAGGATACAGCTATGAAATACAAGAAACCATCGGTAGGAATACGCAACCCTGTGGCAAGGGCAATGTTACAGAACCGACAGTCACCCTCAACAGTACCACCTAAGAAGGGTAAGGGGGCGAAGGTCAACAGGAGTAAGGAGAATGTAAATGCGATACGTGAAAGTCAAGAAACTTAATTCTCCCGATATCGGGAAAGTTAAACACTACAAACTACAACGTAGCATAGAGCGTAAATATAAAATTAAGTTACGTAATATGTCACACCAAAAGAATTTTGTCAGCAAACTAAAATTAATTGCTTGACAAGGTAACAGCATTAGTTGTATAACTAGTGTACTAACTACTAAACATAACCTTAACAATGGAGAAATAAAATGGTTAAATTTGTACAACACAACACACAAACAGCAACAGTTATTCGTAACCCGATTACAAACAAAAACCTGCTGTTCAGACGTACTACTGCACGCTACGCACCAAAAGGTAGCTTCAGTAATAACATCGGATACTTTTATGTATCACGTGATGTAGCTACAGGACGATTTGTAAAACGTGCCTAACCAACCCAACAGCTATCCTCATGTAGTGTGGGGATAGCAACCAATGGAGAAAAGATATGAATAATGATACACAAATGTATGGTATGACTAAGCAAGCCGTTCAAGACCTTATAGATGACAGCTACACAAAAATGGTAGGTGCATCAATGGTTGCAATGGGTATGCTATCTGATATACAAGAGGTACTACAACACAGTAAGGACAGTAGTATAGACAAGGAGTCTATGAGACAGCAATTAAATGTAGTCAAGAGGTTTATACATGAGGGCATGAATAATGTACAATAGTATCAAAGACTTACTGGGTGTCATTGCGCTTTGTGCCATAGCATACTCATTCATGCTCATAACCTATGGGCTAACAGGATAGATGCCAAAGTACAACATCAGATTTAAAAGTGAGGATATACTCATTGACAGTGGGTCACCTTATGAAATATACAGATACGTAGCTAACTGGGCAGACTATGCTGCAGGACAGTACAAAGAGTTTGGCAAGTTGTCAGACAAGATTACATTTGAGGAGATAAAAGATGACAGTCAATAGATATGAAATAGGACTACTGGTAGATGGTCACGAAGAATTAGTAGAGTGTGACGATACGTACCCAGATGTACATGATTGGAAGAGTGCAGTTGACTTTGCCTTTTATCTTACATACTACATGAAGCCAGACGCAAAGATAGACTTGCTATATTCCAAGGACTTTGAGTCAGAAGAATATAAAGGCTATGACTATATACACAGTACACCACCAGTAATAATGTAAGGATAAGATATGGAAACAGATATGGAATATTCAAACAATTTACACGATCAGATTGAGCGTATACGTTTACAAGACATAACAGCTATTGAGAATATAATCTCTGTGCTATCTAAGAAGATACGAGATCGTGGCACAGGACATATTCATACAGCTATACATGTACTAGAACAACTCAAAGAGGAGTATCAAAATGAAAACATATAGTGTGAAGATAGAAAGAACAGTGTACAGTGATAAGAACTATCTTGTTGAAGCTGATGGTGAGTTAGAAGCAAGTGATATAGCAGTGCAACTAGCAGAAGATGAATGGAACAATACCCAATCATGGGTAGCACAGGACTGGGTGTTTGGTTGCCATGAACACGAGTCAGTTTATGAAGAGGAGTACGAAGATGAGTGACAAAGAAGAAAACTGTGAGTGTGGTTTGACTGAAGACGGCACATGGAGTGAAGAGGTATTTGATAGGTACGGCTGTAGTTGTGAGGAGTATCAAAATGAAACTAACATATAGAAGACTAATAATAATACTAGCAGTAGCATCTTTAGTGACACTATACTTTTTAGTAAAGGAGTTAACAGGATGACTAAATCAGAACTACTACGTGCTTTGTACAGGCTCACACATGACACAGGTGTTGAGTACTGGAAAGTAAACGAGGATATCTGGGATGCTGACGAGATGACAATTAACTTTACTAACCTGTCACAAGAATCAACTGAAGAAGTAACAAGTACAATAGGAGGCTAACTAATGTCTAAGTCTGACTATACTATTCGTTGTATAACTAAGGGTGAGTGTGCTGACTTATTACAAGCACATCACTATCTTACAAATATATCACGGGGATTTAAGTCAGGTGATAACTATGGTTTAATGTATCTTGACACAGTTGTAGGTGTCTGTATCTTTACTGGACTACCTGTACCTGAGTTGAGCAAAGGTATGTTTGGACTAGATAGAAACAATCAGGAAGGGTTGTATGAGTTGTCACGTTTAGTACTACACCCAGACCACCAAGTGCGTGAACACAATTTAGCAGGGTGGTTTGTAGCTAGGGCTATTAAGTTATTGAAAGAAAAGAATAATGTGAGGGCTATACTATCTTACGCTGATGATGACTACCACAGTGGTACTGTTTACAAAGCGTTAGGTTTTGACTATTATGATCTGACTGATATGAAGTCTGACTTTTGGATAAAACAAAATGATGGCACATACATAAAACATAATCGTGGTGCAACCAAACATCTTGAAGGTGAATGGAGACCACGTTCACGTAAACACAGATTTTTAAAAGTGTTTGATAATACACTAGAAGTAAAATGGAAAAAGGGGAATAATGATGAATAGATTTATAGTAGACTACCACCCTGACGCTATAGCTAAAGCGTTGTGTGACCAACACGTAGTGAAGATGCCACTAGAAGAAGCACAGATGCTATGCACTAGCCTGTGGCATCATGCACCAGAGTATGCAGAGGAGAATGACTTGTACAAACCAGTACATCAGAAGCACCCTTGTACACTATGGGCAATGGAAACACGTGCTAACTATGCCTTTGCTTGGCTGACCTATCAGAGTATGTTGAATGAATATACCCACAGGTATGGTAAGAATCATGGTGCAGGTAAGCACGCCCTTGCTTTGTTCAAAGGTACAAAGTATATACCAGAAGGTGGTATGACACCACACCCTCAGTGTTTCAGTGGGCATGATGACTGTAAGACAGAGGAGAACTATCCTGTTGAAGCGTATCGTGCATTCTACAAGCGTGACAAGATGAGCTTTGCTAGATGGAACAAAAACAGAGCTATGCCAGAGTGGTTGCAAGCTGTTGCATAGTAACAACACACTTTCCCTATATAGGGAGAATGAAATATAATGCTTGTATAGGGAATGATCTTTATATATAGTACAACTAAGGCACAGTTGCCATAACAAAGGAGAAATAATATGCTATCATACACCAACATAACAATGCGTACTAAACAAGTACAACGATACAATTATAATCATAAGACCAAAAAAACTACTGAGTTAAAAAAACCTATTGTTACATACAATAACCACATTTTAGATGCTGATACCTATGACTTAGGTACGTTGTACAAGATGATGGATTATGTAAGTGACGTAGGACATAACGTAGAAGTATCGTTCACTATAGAAAAGGAGTACTAAACAATGCCATTTGATTTAACAAAAGAACTAGACGTACCATATGACCTAGACTTTGATGTAGAGTTTGAACCTACCAGAGTTGCAGATAAGAAGTATGTCATCAACACGCAGACAGGTGAGCCTATTGCAATCATAGGTGAGGGTGCTACAGCTAGAAGTCATGGTGATTTCTATCGTAGTGTCTGGGATGTAATGTCCAATGACCTACCTGCATCTGACCTAGAGGATGCAAGTGTAAACTTTAAGTCAGCACGTAACAATGGATGGACTATGCTTGATGTTACATTACCTAAGATCAAGACAACTATTCATACAACTAAACATGCCACTGAGATATCACAGAGATTGATAGCTGTGCATGGTATAGATGGTACAGCCTCACCTGCTACATGGTTTGGTGCAATAGATTTCTTCTGTACTAATGGTATGATCACTGGTGATTATGACAAGGTGCGTAAGAAGAATACCTCTGGCTTCACACTGTCAGGCTTTCAGCATGAGTTGTCCAAAGCTAAGACAGACTTTGATTTGCAGGGTAAGAAGTTACAGCTATGGGCTGACACTGACCTGACATACGTAAGTGTACCAACATTGTTGGATGAGATTATCAAGTCAGAACGTAAGTCTAAGAAGATGTATGAGTTGTATATGCAAGAGGCAAGTGTACGTGGTCACAATAAGTTCGCATTGTACAGTGCATTCACTAACTATGCTTCCTATGCTGATGAGCGTAATGGATTCAGCCTACGTAATACAGGTAATGATACACAGGCTGTGAGTATGTTCTCTCGTGAGCAAGAGGTATCCAAGTGGATTAGTACACCACAGTTTCTTGAGGTAGCATGATTAAACTACCAAGGTATGTACAAAAAAGAGAGAGTGGGGAGTATCGTTACAACCCACCTCAAAACCTTGTTGATGCAGGTGTGGTGACCAGAAAAACTTTTGGCACTGACCTGCAAGAGGTGCGTAAACTTGTACGTGAAGACAACAAGGCAATAGATGAGTGGCGTGACACACAGTCGCAGGTATTTGTGATCACAGAAAAGAGTACAGTAAAAGATTTGATTGAGTTATACTATATGTCTAATGATTTCAATATGTTACGTGATACAACTAAAGTGGATTACAAGTATTTCCTAAGTATAGTGTGTGATAAAATTGGCACAGTTAAATATAAAAATGTAACAACAAAGGTTGCCAAGGGTGTATATGAAGAGTGGGTTTTGCGTGGTGTGAGCCTTGCAAATCACACAGCTACCTGTGCATCACGTGTATTTAATTATGCGATTGAGATGGAACACGCCATACTAAATCCATTCTCTAATATAAAACGTAAGGCAGTAAAAAGGAGAAAGGTTGTATGGACAGAGGATAATGTACGTAAATTTCTTGATGTTGCATACTCTAAGTTTCAGTATCGTAATGTCGGTCTGATTATACAAATGGCATACGAATGGTGTCAAAGATTAGGTGACATGAGGACACTAGAATGGGATAATATACACTGGGAAGATAAGCAGTTACACCTTGAACAAAGTAAGCGTAGAGCAGAGGTATTTTTACCCATTTCAGAGGATTTATTAGGCATGTTAGAAGATCAACACCAAGACTTTGGTTTTCAAAGGTACGTAGCACCTCATCCTAGCCCCATACAGGGTGTGTTTAGACCCTATCCCTTAGAGCGACTATCTAAAAATGGAAGGGCTATCATGCGTGAGGCCATGTTACCTGAGACACTACGATTAATGGACTTGAGAAGGACAGGAGTTACACAAATGGTGGACGCAGGAGTACCATTGCCACAAGTAATGGCAGTTACAGGACATACACATGTGTCTTCTGTGCAACCATATATGAAACATACATATCTAAGTGCAAATAATGCCTTGACACAGAGAACAGATAGTTTAAAATCTACGAAGTAGTAACAAAGAAAGTGATACACTATGAATGTAAATAATTATATAAATGATTTATCACTTACAGTGGGAGAAAGTGTAAGAGTTAAATGTCCTTCTTGTAATAGGAGAGAGTTCTCAGTTACAAATGACATGGGTACTGTATTGTATAGGTGTTATAGGAATAGCTGTAACTTACACAAAGGTGGAAGAATAAAGGTACAACTAAGTAAGAATGATATACGTGAATACTTTAGTCGTACAACTAGAGAAGTAAAAGAAATACAATTTAGTAAGCCCGAATGGTTAGTAAAAGATAATGTATCTATAGAACCATTCTGTACTGAGTGGGATTTAGATCCTGATGAGTTGGGTTTGTTGTATGATGTAAAGGAGAATCGTGTCGTATTTCCTGTGGTTAAATCAGGTGTGATGGTTGATGCTAGTGGCAGAAGTATCACACGTAGACTACCAAAATGGAAACGATATGGTAAAAGCGACTTGCCTTATAGTCATGGTAATGGTAAAGTCGCTGTAGTTGTTGAGGACTGTATAAGTGCTGCATTTGTAGGTGGTGGTGTATATGTCGGGGTCGCTGTGTTGGGTACATCACTATCCGAAGGACACAAGAGGTTCTTATCACAGTTCTCAACAGCAATTATAGCTCTTGACCCTGACGCACTACCAAAGACGCTACAATTTACAAAAGAATTACGAGGCTATGTAGATAATGTACGTGCCTTACGACTAACTGACGATCTAAAATATAGAAACTCTAACGACATTGAAAAACTAACAGCATTAGGAGTATAAAATGGAACTATCTTTAATACGTAGCCTCATGGACAGAGGCTTTTATGATGATCATCGTGGCGCACGTTGCCCAGATCGTTTGTTCAGTAAAGATGTACGCAAAATTAAACATACCATAGATGCAGCTATGGAGAGATACGAGCGAACTGTAACACCTGCTGAAGTTGAGGCATTGTTTATGTCAAATAATGCACAGTTAACAACAGCACAAAAGAATGCTTACAGTTCGTTGTTTAACCAAGTCAAGAAAGAATCACCTATGGGTGGCGATGTGGCACAGGAAGTGTTGTCTAAACTGTTTCAACAAGTAGTTGGAGAAGACATAGCCAACATTGGTTTTGAAATGGTCAATGGTAGTATGTATAATCTTGAGCCAATCCGAAATATACTTGAACAGTATGGTGATGACTTTACGCCTGACCTAAACATTGAGTGGGATGACATGGATATTGAAACATTACTTGCCAAGAATGATCTGGAAGCACAATGGACATTCAACATACCAACACTTACACGTAAGATAGAAGGTGTGAATGAAGGACACTTGATTGAGATAGGTGCGAGACCTAATACAGGTAAGACATCTTTTCATGCGAGTTTGGTGGCAGGGCCAAATGGTTTTGCACAGCAAGGAGCCAAGTGTATTGTGTTGTGTAACGAAGAAGGTACACATCGTGTTGGTGCTAGATATCTCACAGCAGCTACAGGTATGACGATGCAGGAAGTCAAGAATAATCCAAGTAAGGCCAGAGATACATATCAACACATTAGTGATAACATAAAAGTAAAAGATGCAACAGGACGAGACATGGCATGGGTAGAAAGCTTATGTAAGTCATACAAACCTGATATAGTTATACTAGACATGGGTGATAAGTTTGCTAGAACACAAGGCTTTGCCAGAGCAGATGAAGCACTCAAGGCAAATGCAATACATGCGCGACAGATAGCCAAGCAACATAGTTGTGCTATCTTTTATATGTCACAGCTATCTGCTGATGCAGAGAACAAGGTTGTATTGAATCAGGCTATGATGGAAGGATCACGTACAGGTAAAGCTGCTGAAGCTGACCTAATGATACTCATAGCAAAGAATCCACCTGTAGAAGGTCAGGAAGAAGAGGATACACAGCGTCACTTAAACGTAGTAAAGAATAAACTATCAGGGTGGCATGGTATAGTTCATTGTGAACTGAACTACAGGACAGCAAGGTACGAAGTATGAGTCAGGGTGAGTTGTTTGACTTAGAAATTGTCCAAGAGATTAATGAGGATGGTTATGTATGTATAAAATGTGACATAAGACAGCCACTCAGTAACTTTCAACAAATGAGTTATAAGAATACAGAGAATGCAGAAGTAAAGAGAACATGTAAATCATGTAGTTCTGGGCATAGGCGAGTAATTGCTGACCTAAGAAAGAAAAATATATATCCACAGGATAAAGACTATGCATGTCCTATTTGTACAAGAAAGATAGATGAGGTTAATAAATACAATCAAAAACTTTTAGGTACATGGGTATTAGATCATTGTCACGATACAGATACATTTCGTGGATACATATGTAAGCACTGCAACGATGGTTTAGGTGGATTTAAAGATGACTTGACAACCATAAAGAATGCTGTTAAGTATATGGAAAGACATGAGGAGAAGTTAAATGATGTTAAAATCACCAATGATTAAGTACTACGTTGAGTATGAGATCAATGCCGAACACGATAAAGAAAGTATAACTCTCTTTGCACATGGTCCACAAATGGTAAGAGACATACTAGATAGCTACATAGTAGTAAAGATAAAGGAAATGAAATGAAAGTTGTAACAGTTTTAGATGTAGAAAATACTACTATTAAACGTAACAATAAACTTATGCTTGATCCTTTTGAAGCAGAAAACTCATTAACTATGGTAGGCATGTTAAATCACTCTGGAGAAAAGATTATTACGTTTGATCACAGTGAGCAACAACCTACCACTGAGGGTGGAAGTATTGTCCAGAACATTCTGGATGATACCCACCTTTTGGTGATGCAGAATGCAATACACGACTTAACATGGTTATGGGAATCAGGTTTTAACTACACTGGAGACATATTTGATACCATGTTAGGTGCATACATCATACAAAGAGGACAAAAAGAACCTCTGAGTCTTGAATATCTAGCTGAAAGATACAAGTGTGATACACAGAAGATGGGTACACTAAAAGATTACTTTAATAAGGGTTATACAACCAGAGATATACCTCATGCAGAGTTATCACAGTATTTATCAGCAGATTTACATGCAACTATGGAATTATATAGGAAGTTAGACGACAAACTAACCCAAGAAGATAAAGGATTAGAATCTACTGTTAAATTAACTAATCAGATATGTGTACAGCTTGCACGTATATACCAGAGAGGTTTCAATGTTAATACAGATGCGTTAGAAGAGGTACGTAAGGAGTTTGAGCAGGAAAAACAGGAGTTATTGACAAAATTACAGTCTCAAGTGCATGAATTGATGGGAGATAGACCAATTAATCTAAATAGTCCTGAACAATTATCATGGATTATATATAGTAGAAAGCCACACGACAAACCTATGTGGGCTAACTCGTTTGAGCCTAGATTCACTGACTCAGAGTTTAAATCAGTTATAAAAAACAAATCATCTGTGTTATATAAACAGAAAGCAAGACAGTGTACTGTTTGTAAGGGTACAGGTAAGGTTCGTAGAACTAAAAAGAATGGTAAGCCTTTTGTTAATACTAGTAAGTGTCTAGAGTGTAAGGCTGAAGGTTATTTATTTACAGACACTAAGGAGATAGCAGGTTTAAAGTTTATGGCTCCTAACCCTGATTGGGTCAGCGCACATGGATTTAGCACAAGTAAAGATAATCTTATAAAGCTAGAGACAAATGCCAGAGAACGTAACTTTCAAGATGCTGTGATATTTTTGCAACGTGTTAGAAGATTATCAGCACTAGATACATATTTATCTAGCTTTGTTGAAGGCATATCTACACACATTAAATCAGATGGTATGTTACATGTTCAATTACTACAGCATAGAACAGGTACAGGTAGGCTATCAGGTGCTAACCCTAACATGCAGAACATGCCACGTGGTGGTACATTTCCAGTAAAGAAAGTATTTGTATCACGATGGGAAGGTGGTCAGATCATGGAAGCTGACTTTGCACAGCTAGAGTTTCGTGTAGCTGCGTTCCTTAGTCAAGATAAGGTAGCCATAGAAGAAGTATCAACAGGCTTTGATGTGCATAGTTATACAGCTAAAGTTATCAGTGACGCAGGTCAGCCCATATCTAGACAAGATGCAAAGGCCCATACGTTTGCTCCCTTGTATGGCGCGAGTGGGTTTGGTCGGACAGAAGCCGAAGCTGCGTACTATAAACAGTTTACAACTAAATATAAAGGTATATCTGAATGGCATAAAAGATTAGCAACTGAGATATTAAATACAGGTAGAATTAAAACACCATCTGGACGAGAGTTTACATGGCCTGATGTACAGCGTAGGCGTAATGGGAGTGTGACATTTTTCACACAGATAAAAAATTATCCTGTTCAATCCTTTGCAACTGCTGACATCGTACCTATATCTCTGATATACATAGATAAGCTACTAGAAAAGAACTCTATGCAAAGTTGTGTAGTAAATACAGTGCATGATAGTATTGTTATTGATGTACATCCAAATGAGACAGATAAGGTAATAAGAATAGTAAAGGCAACGAACGATAATTTAATTAATATAATAAATAGTAAATGGAATATAGATTTTAATGTACCATTACTACTAGAAGCAAAAATAGGTGATAATTGGCTTGACACAAAAGATGTGGCATGATATAACTAGAAACCTTACAATATACAAAAGGAGAAATAAATGAATGAAGTAGCAAATATAAATACTAAGGACTATGCAGCAATGGCAAAGGCTATGGGCATGGTTATGGACACAGGCTCCAATAAAGAAAAGGCAGACGCATTAGCTCGTGTACGTATTAATCACGCACCTATTATGGGTAGGTCAGAAGTTAATGGTAAAATGGTAAACGTAGAAGTTGTGGCTGGTGGTACATACAAACTGGACATCCCAGATGGGCCAACGTACTACTCTGATACAGCTACTATCAGACCTTATATGCAAAGGTTTATGTACAAGCGTTTTGTAATGAAGACAGACAGTACACCTAATAGATATATAAAAACTATTATGGCAGATAATCTAAACATTGACCTAAAGGATAATGATGGTGGTTTTAATTGTGGTAAAGCTGCAGGATACATACAAGACTTTAAGTCTCTACCTGAGAAGATGCAGGACTTACTAAAACAGATTAAACGTGTACGTGTATTATTTGGTACAATAGAGTTACACAACCCTGTTGATGAGACAGGTGCATCTGTTTCTATAGGAGCTACACCATTTATATGGGAAGTTGAGAATAGAGATGCGTTTAAGACGTTTGGAACTGTTGTATTTAATAAGTTAAATAAAATGAAACGTCTACCAATACATCACTATGTAAAGTTAGCTACAGAAGAACGTAAACTACCAAATGGTAATTGTTTTTACTTACCTTCTGTTTCACTTGATCTATCAACTACATTAGATATGGATGATGATACACAAGAAAATCTTGCTAACTTCCTAGCATGGGTATCTAACTATAATGGTTACATAACAAATGCATGGGATGAAAATATGCATAAGAATGAAGATGTTGACAAAGAAACTGTTGATGAATTCATAGATATTACAGCAGAGGAATTTGCATAATGGAAAAAGAGTCTGAACACTGGTATGATAAGACAGGAGAAGCTGCATACACAGTTGTTGGCTCTAATGGAAAAGAGCGCAACACCAATCTAAAGGATGCTAGGAAGCATGGGTATGTACCATCTGTTACTACTATCCTTGGTGTTGCAGCCAAGCCACCACTTGAGAATTGGAAGATTAACCAAGCAATAACGGCTGCACTTACATTAAAAAAGAACAAAGACGAGTCTGACTCACAGTTCTTTTACCGATGTAAAGAACACTCAAAGAGTATAGGCAAACAAGCAGCAGAGATGGGTACAACCATTCATGCTATGATTGAGCAGGGTTTTGCAGGTGGTAAGGAGACCAAGCCCTACTTAGTTATTAAAGAATACTTGGATAAGATATTTCCTAACGAGGAATGGGTTGCAGAAAGCTCATTCTGTGCTGAGGCAGGTTATGGTGGTAAGATAGACTTGTATTCTGAATCAGGAATCTTTGTTGACTTTAAAACAAAAGACAACCTAGATGGTAAAGATGGATCTAAGCTTGTGTTCAATGAACATGGTATGCAGTTATCAGCTTATGCTGAAGGCTGTGGCTTTGACGATCCAGAAAGAGTATCCATTTTTGTAGATAGAAAGGATACAGGATTAATAGTTCCACACAGGTGGACTAAGAGTACACACGCTAAACACCTACGGATGTTCAACAGTCTGTTGACATACTGGAAGTTGTTTAAGAACTATGATCCATCTGAAACTACTGTTATAGATGAAAGGAGAAAATAGTATGTTGGATAATTTAGACACTCTTGCAGAAGAGATAAAAGCAAAAGAAGCTGAAATAAAAGAAATGCGTAAGGAGTATAGGGAACAGAAGACTGCTGGTCTTCGTTCTGCTATAGAG